CTTTCACCCTCGTCATTAGGGGTATAGCCTTTAACGGTTTCTCTCGATACACCTGGATTGTTTAGAGTTAATGCTGCATTACCTATAGCAGTAGAATTTTTAAACGCATCTGCAACTGCACCACCAGCAGCCCCGCCTAAAATACTACCTAACCCTCCACCTAACACAGTACCAAGTGCTTGACCGCCTGTTTTTACTATACCAAGAGCTTTATCTTCAGTATATGGTTGCCATGTACCTTTAGCTGCAGTCATATTATTACCTACGTTTAAATAAGGTAATTCATATACAAAACCAGTCGGAGTACCTTCATACAAACCAAAATATGGACTTTCATTTGTAAAGCCTGTCATATCTCCGTAATTCGGACCAAAGCCACCCGCTAAGGCACCTACTGAACCACCAATAAGAGAGCCTAAAATAGGACCACCAATTGTTGCACCAATAGCTGCACCTACTTGTCCGCCTAGAGCAGCTCTACCTACGCTTGATTCAGAGCTTTGGGCAAGGTATAGTTTTAATGCTCTTGCAGCTGCAGAAGACGTTACCTTATATTCCGTTAATATAGCTTTAGGTACGAACGATCTTAAATTTGCAGTAGCATTAAGAGCCCATGGATATTTTCCATGTACATCAAAACCAACGTACGTTGCTTCTGCATTTAATACAGGAGCCCCACCGACTTGCGGTTTTAAAGTAGTATTATATAAACTGTCGGTAGTAGGCATAATAATACTTAATTAGCGATCCTTCTAGAATACATTATGTTATCTGTTTTTAATCGAGAATTAGTTATAGGATTTCCTGTAGCTGTAATATTATATACTTGGGTAGCAGCTGTAGTTGACATTAAAGCACTTCCGCCACCACCTTTTGAGCCTTCTCCAGTTGCATTGACAGAAAGCTTATTGCTTATTTCCTGTAATGTTTGACTTATTGAATTTAGTATATCGCTTGAAGGACCTGTATTAGATATGCTGTTGGTTACAGGCGCTGAACCAGCTACAGTGTTTAAAGCTTCATTTGGTGCGGCAGATACATCAGTCTGGCTTTGAGCAACGTTCTCTGTAACGGATGAACCCGTAACATTACTTGAATTACTCTTATTAGAGATGTTAGTAGTATTAACACCATCTGCAGCTTTCTGTATTGCAGAAGTGCCTTTAACACTGCTAGCTTTTCTAGCCATGCTCCTAAGTTCACTATTAGGAGTGACTTTACCTTCTGTTTTTGGTACAAACAACTCCGGCCCTTTTTCACCTACTATAGTAGGCTCGCCTTGTTCAGCTGTACCACCTTCTGCTAAAGCTGCTCCCGCGAGACTTGCAATCACACCTTCTCCTCCTTCAGCTATAGCTTCTCCTGCAGTTCCAGCAACTTTACCGCCTTGTTCAGCTAATAGTTTAGCACCTGCTTTAACTTCAGGCGGTCTATTCATTTCTTCTTTTTCTACTTCTTTTTCAATCTGTTTTCTAGATTTACGTCTATAATTTTTAGCTTCAGGCTTTTCTACCGACCCTGCAGCAGACGTTGTTTCCGAATTCAGCGCATTTACAGTTTCCCCAGCTTCAGCTTTGTCCTCTTCTTCTCCTAATACATCTTTTAAAGCACTAGCTATACTATCAGCCAAAGTCTTGGCTACATCCGGGCTTATACCTATAATCTCTACTTCATTACGTTCCTTAGCTTTACTTTCACCTTTTTCTGCTGTTTCTTCTTTACTTTTTTTAGTAAAGTCGACTACAGGTGCTTCGCTTATATCTTTCTTTTCTTCAGCCGAAACTTTAGCAGCCTCGTCTCCAGTTTTCTTTGGTACTTTTATTTCTGGCTCTTTAAAGCGTTTATCAATAGCAGATTCTTCGTTTACAATCTTACCGCCAGGTCCACGGAACTTGTCAACACCATTCTTATCAGTAAACTTACTATAACCTTTTTTTAATTTAAATTCAGCTTTAGCTACACCACCTAAGTCTCCTTCTGGTCTAACTTTCTCATATTCTTCAATAGCAGCCTGTTTTTTACGTCCTCTTTCTAATTTTTTATATTGTTTAGCTTCTTCAGGCATGTCTCTCTCAAGATTTTTTTGCTGAAACTTACCAAACTTATCTAAAGCCTTATCTGTATACTTGCTAGCACCTGTAGCTTTAAGTAGTTTTTCCAGCACGCCTAAATCTTTTGGATCTTTACCAGCAATTTTAAGGTTATCTATATTTTGTGTAATTCTATCTTTAGCAGCAATGTACCCAGCACCGCCCGCATTAATACCGGTTAGTTTAGAAAGATAACCACCGCTTTCGCCTTCTGAGAACTTCTTTTCTAATTTAGAAAGCTTTTCATTTTTTGCTTTTATCTCTTCTGCTCTTTTTTCTTTAGCTTCTATCTCTGCATCTTTTTTAGCTTTTTTCTCCGCCTGTTCCTTATCATATTTTAAACGGTTTTCGTTGTCGGCTTTCAACGCATTCATTGCTTTAGTTTGTGCATCTAAAGCCTGAATATAGTTTTCACGAGATTGTTGCTCTAAATCAGCTCTTGTATTAGCATCATTGGTTTCTTCTATTAAGTCAGCTGTTTTGTTTGTTAACTCTCTAACTTCTTTAATAAATGTGCTATCGTTAATAGCAGCTTTAATGTTAGGATTAATATCCCCTATAGCTGATTTTAAGCTAGTTAGAGCTTCCCCTAAATCACCGATCTTACCATTAATAACACTGATAGATGTTGGTAACTGTGCAAGCGGTCCAAGACTAGAGTTAAGATCTCCTAATGTCTTATTAAGATCTGCTTGAACTTGTGTACTTGCATCGTCTGCCATAAAAATACTTAGGGACGAGAGTAATCTTTATGTCATTTATTAAGAAAGAAATCCGCTGAGATAGTTATTTCTTCAACGCTTTCTGGTCCAGTCTCGGCATGCAGTAATCCAGAACGAATTACATCAAATTTATCCAAATAAGCTTGTAGTTCATTAAGAGTATTGGAAGGTAGGTTTTCTATAATAGTTAAACGATCCTTAAATGTAAAAGTAGAATATTGTAGATCTATAACTTCATTCTCTTTTACTACTTTTATACCCTTTACAAACAAACAAATATTGTTAACAACTACATCACTTATTGCTTCATCTAAGGTAAGTCCGGGATCAGTTAAGTCTCCTCTCAGTTCATATTCCATTTCATACTGTTCCTTAATAGTAGGTATACCTATTTCTATTTCTAAATTATCAGTTTTAATTGTTTCGTTACCTGGTATAGTTATTGTCTTAGAGTACTCCAAGCAGTTATTAAAATCAGCTACACCGTTATCAGTAGTTACGGTAGAACCTAATGCATTTTTGCGTAATGATAACAAAATTACTATTCTATCTACTAAAGTTAAACTATCAACTATATCTTCTTGACAATTTTGTACGATTATGTCGTGTGATAGTAAAATAAATTTCGTTTCATAAAGAGTATTATCTTTAATACAAGAATAAAATTCTTTTTGCTGTTTAGTTGTTAAAGGTAAAAACTTTACACTACGTTGTAAGGATGGCAGGTATACATCAATAACATTTTTAAGTGCTATTTCATTAAGAGTGGTTAAAACGTCATTTATATTTGCCATAAAGATAATTATAAGGATTTGTTAAAAGCCTAGCTCGGTATTCCTCGTAATAGGCATATTTGCACCATTAGAGTTACTCGTATTAGCTTTAGCTTCATCAGCTTTTTGTTGATCCTGCATAAAGTACATCCAATAAACCTGTAATTCAACTGGTGTTATACTATCAACATAGTTTGCATCAAACCCAGCAAACTTAACCATGTTGTAAAAGGCTCTGTATACATTGTTTAAGTTTTCAGTAAACAAGAATTCTATTATCTTTTGTAAATTTGGAAACGTTAAATTACAATCTATACTATATACAACTTCTTTAGTAATAGGAGAATTAAGTACAATAAAATCGATTTTACTATATTTGTCTTCTAGTTCAGCAATATCTTTAGTTAAATCTAGAGTTACTTTATAAGGTAATGCATGCACAATGTTCAGACGTTCATCTATAGTTAAATCCTTAAATATAACAAGTTGTTCTCCTATTTTTATAGTATCTATATAAGAGGCTAGTTTAATAAAAGTATCATTGTTATTACTAAAGAAAACATGCTCGTCTCTTATCTTGTATGAACTATAGCTTACAACTATATTATCATATTGTATTATACCGGATTTGTTAATACTTTTTACTTTCTTAATTAACTCTTCTACAACAAAAGAGTGATTAAAGGTACTACCATTTGGCAATGTGCTCTTTAACTTCAAGTCAGGGCTAATACAGTAATTGCGTACAGTTAATAGTAGAGATATTTTATCTTCGAATGTTATATCCATTCCGGCAATATCTGGGCAAAGATCCTCTAATATAGAATTATACTGTTGTATAGTCTCTTTCTTATCAACATTATACAAGCTCTTAACAAGCTCTCTATATTGTTTATAATAGAGCTCTTTTATCTGTACCTCAGCTTGCTTGCTAGGTAGATAAGCATTTAACTTAAAAGGCATTACGTATTACTTTATCTCGTATGTAGTATATGTCCAGGTAGTCTTAACATTACGAGACTTGGCTGGGCCATATGCAAATGTACCACCTTCAACAGTTATAGGCACTGCATTTTTAAACGTTACTGTTTTACGATTCGGTAAGGTACCACCATTAGGATTACGTTTATCTAAAAATGCTACGATAATGTCTGTCTTAAAGTTTTGACTTGCTGCAGTTATAGTATTAGGGTTACGTGCGAACAAACCGTAATGAGAAGCAGCAATAACCCAAGGTCTTAATACATAATCAATAAATGATTGATTTGTTTCTAGAAAACTTATTTCGACATTTGTTACATTCGTTCTACCCGTTAATATAGTCGCACCTAAAAACCCGCCATAATTAGAAGCTGTATTAGCTGCTTCTTTACCGCTAGCTGCAATTGAACCACCCATTTTATCTGCTCCAACTGTTTCTCCAGGAAGTGTAATACTATTTACAAAAAATACATCATCTTTGTTTATACTTTTCCAATACTGTATACGGCTAGCAACATCAATTCTATCTAAACCTAAATCTGTTGTTTCCCCTGCATTTGTAGAGTATGCGTTATTTAAGTTTGAAATTATATTACTAGAACCGTCTTGACCCTTTAAGTTTGTAAACCCTACAGCAAAGTTTGCTTCTATAGGTATATGAAAATTCGGGTCTGAAAGAACCTGAGTCAGAAACGTATTGTTTATATCGGCCATTTTACCTTCTTAAAGAAGCACTAGTACGAAGCATATGTTTCATTAGTAACTAAATCTTTTGCTTCCCATGTTTGATAACCAAGAGTTACTTTAAATTCTTGTACTTTACCAGAACCATCGAGATTGTATGTAATGCCTGGAGTTGAAACAACAAATAAACCATTTAAAGTATATTGTACAACTGTTTCTAAATTATCATCAATTACATCAATTTGTGCTAAACTGCTTGTACCGGGTACTGGGTTAGCATTTACAGGACGTGCTTGACCAGCCGCAAGAGGGTTAGAAGAAACTTCTTCAAGTCTTTGTTCAAACCATCTCTTTAAAAATAAAACCTGATCGGTTAAAAATGTTAATTCCCATTGCTTGCTTTCACCAAAGTCTCTTGTACCGGTTGCATTAATATCTACTCCGTAATACTTAACTGTTGATATAGCTGCTTTTTTACTTGGTAAAGACATGCTCTTTAAATAAACCAAACGATCATCTCCAAGGGACTGTCCGTTAATAACTAACTGACTTACTCTAGCTTGATAATCTCTTGAAAATCCATAGTCTTGAGCTGACTGGTAGAATTGAGATAATGTTTGTTCTGTCATAATAATACTTACAGGTTAGATACTTATATTGCAGTAAAATCTTGGAAGGCAAACGTAATTCTAGTTTTAGATACTTCACCTGTGCTTGATATGTCATAATCAGAAGCGTTAATTACCGTTGGATATGCTCCATTTAAAGTATAAGATCTAGCAACTCTTAATGGAATGTCTTTAGTAAAATCTTCTGTTAACAAATTAAAAGTAATCTTACTACTAGCAAAGTTTATATCACCAGCTGAGTTTGTAGTGTTATCGTATAATGTTCTGTTCCACGCTTCAAATATAGTCCTTATAGTAAGGTTAGCATCTGTAATAAACGTTAATTCCCAAAATTCGTGCTCTGGATAACTAGCTTCCATTGGCACCACATACTCAAACGATTTATAAGGTATCTTAACTGTGCTTATCTTTCTGGAAGGTATCTTAGCTGCCTGAGCGTATACATCATAAGGTATTGCTTTAAACAAATCATCTACAGGAGAGCCTTCTATACTTTCTAACTTGAAGTTGTACTTCTTGCTAATACCATACTGGTTAACAGCATTATAGAAGTTAGTTATATTTGGCAATACATCAGGCATAATAATACTTAAGCTCTATATAACAAAAAAACCTGACTTTTCAGTCAGGTTTTTTGTTGATACAATCTGTATCTTATTCGTGTCTCCAGTAGTGATAAGCTAAAGTAGCATCGAATGTTAAAGGTGCGCC